TTTCATCCATCCCTTGCGAGTGCATTTATATCCACGCCCGTAAGGTTTAGGGAAATAATCCAAAACCATTTCAACACCCAACGCATCAGCGTTGGCAACAATCATTTCAATAACCTTATTGGCTTCCTGACGCGATTTGCCACGCCAACTTAAGTCCATCGCCCTACCTGTTGAGTGCACACTAAGGTATTGTGGTTTTCCCTTAATCGGACGAACCATCCAAGTCCCATTATTCCAAAGATTACCCTTGGAAAGTAGTGAGACATGTTTCACAAAGGCTTCCGTGCCTTTGCGTTTACCTTTGGCTATCCCATCGGATGTGCCAGTATATTTCAAACGAGGTCGTCCTCGCTAGGAACTTCAGTGAACAGCGCTTCATCGGTTTTTTTGTTTTCGGCTCGTTGGGCGTACTCGCCCAACCCCAATGCCGACAAGACAAACACAACGACTGTTTCACTTGGTACATCTGGTACCAAAAAGGAAGCAATTAAAGCAACCGTAGCAGAAACAAATGCTGCAACACGGACAGGGTTATTGTAGGTAAACGCTTTAATCTTCTTCATACTATAGGGTGGTTGTTCCCTAGTGATATATCAGCCAACGGGAGGAGGTGGAGGAAACTCTACCCAAGACAATGTGCTTTCATCCCAACGATAATCACCTTCAGGTTTTGCTGTTGGTGCCTGCCAATCATTGTTGCTGTCTAACGACCATGATGCGTATGGTTGTGGTGCTACGAACTGGTCTTTGACAACATCGTAGGTGTAACCGATACCTGCATACTGTTTGCGGATGTTGTGGTTGTATGAGGTGCGTACACAACGCTGACCAATGAACTCACCATAGTGGGCTTCCCAATCTGAGATGCCGTCAACTACTTCGTCTTCGTTGCGACCCACAATTACCTGTGTCACAATGTTATTTTCATCTAAAAATGCGTAATGTGCCATTATGCGATTACCAAACTTCCTGTTTCTGTATTTGTAAATGAATGAACGGTATATGAACCAGTAGTAGTTATTGTTCCACCACTAATTAAGAAGCCTGCTGTTGTGGCTGCTGAGGTCAAATAACGAACAATAACAACACCAGAACCACCAGCCTGACCATAGTTACCGAAGTATCCACCACCACCACCGCCACCCTTGTTCGCTGCTGGAGTGCTTCTTGGATAAGGAAAACCGTAATAGTCGTTAAAGAAAATAGCACCACCACCACCGCCGTCAATGCCTGCGTTACCGTTTGCGTAGTCTCCACCAGAAGAACCACCACCGCCACGCATAACAGCAGTGCCAGTAATAGAGTTACTTAGTCCTGCTCCACCATCTCCAGCACCTCCAGCACCAAGACCAGTACGACCAGCACCAGAAGTGGTAGAAATAGAAGCAAATGTACTTGCACTACCAACACCACTAGATGCACTACCACCAGCGCCAACAATAACCGTGTAGGTTCCCCTTGCAAGCAGCAACTCTGGTTCAAGAGCAGCACCAAAACCGTTTGTTGAACCAGCAACATTGGTTCTGTAACCACCAGCATTACCACCACCGCCAGAGTCTCCACCGTTACCGCCACCAATAACCAAATACTCAAAAGCAATAGGGTATATTGGTTCAGTCCACGCTGCACCAAACCATTGACCAACCAAAGTTGACGGACGGGTTCTAGCACCCTTCATCAGATTGTCACCGTTCCTGTTCCTGCTGTAAAAGTATAAATCTTGTAGCCACCAGTGTCGGTCAACGTATAAGTTAATCCCCCACCGATAGAAGCCAAATTTTTAAAAGTGTTTGGGTAGCGAATAATTACGATACCAGAACCACCAGAACGACCTCCAGGGGCCGCTCCACCACCGTCACCAGTGTTTCCGCCTCCATAACCACCACCAGAGTGTCCTTGACCGCCAGAAGCATAAGTTACTGATGAACCTGAAGCAGAACTAGTCCTTCCAGAACCACCAGAAAAAGGGCTAGCAGTCAAACCAGTTGAACCTGCTCCACCGCCACCACCGCCAGTGCCGTCAGTACCAGAAGCACCATTGTGACCTTGACCTGCCGTACCTGTACCGCCAGGGAATCCACCGACATTACCGCCTCCACCGCCACCTGAACCGCCAGCCTGACCAGAGGTGGGAGCCTGATTCAAACTTCCGCCCTGACCGCCGCCAATTGATGTAATTGAACTGAAAACAGAGTTAGTACCATTGCTACCAGAACTGCTACCGCCAGTTCCTCCTGCGCCAATAGTAACCGTGTAGGCAGCACCAATTGTTACAGCAAGTGCTGATTCCAATGTTCCAGGAGTGCCACCACTTAATTCTCCAGCAATAGAACTACGATAACCGCCAGCGCCACCGCCACCGCCACGAGCGCCATCGGTAGCATTTCCACCACCGCCTCCGCCAGCAACAACTAGATACTGAACGCTAGATGGGGCGTAAATAGGTGAAGTAATCGTACCGTACATCCACGACTGAACAAGCGTAGAAACTCTAGAGCGGTTATCAAAACGAAGCGTCATGCTTCAACCTTACGCTGTGATGCGATTAACATACCCGTGAATGACGATAACATCCGCAGCAGCCGCAAATGCACGAACAACCTTAGGTGTAGCATTACCCTGCAACAAAAGACCAGGGGATACCAAAACCAAACCCGACTCAGCAGCAATCGTCAACTCAATGTTTCCATCTGGCTCAGTAGCCTCGCCCCATTCAACGGTCAACTTTACTGCAGAAGCAGACGAGTTAACAGCGTACAACCAAATCTCGTCAATAGTTGTAGAAACTGTTGATGCTGTATGAATTGCGGTGCCAGCGGTAGCGATTGCCGCTACCTTAACACCCAAACCAGTGCCAGTTGTCCCTGCTGGTTCCAGAGTTAGTTTAGAAAATGTTGCCATATACTATATGTCCTTTGTTCCTTAATTGAAGATTTGTCCAGCGAGGACAAAATAAGCCCCACTAGGGTCCGATTGCGGTGCATCAACCCATTCTGCGTTATAATCTGTTCCATCTATCTTTGCTAATAGTTGTCCAGCCGTTCCCCCAGCAGTGTTCAATGGACCAGCAGGACCTTGAATACCTTGAATACCTTGAATTCCTTGCGCACCTGTAGCACCAGTATCACCAGTAAGACCTATTGGACCTTGTGGACCAATATCTCCTTGCGTACCAGTGGCTCCAGTCAATCCAATAGGACCTTGTGGACCTGTATCCCCAGTTGCGCCTGTAGCGCCAGTAGCACCTGTAGCACCAACTGGACCGTCAACACCAATCGGTCCCTGAGGACCTGTCGCACCAGTGGCACCAGTGTTACCAGTTTCTCCTCGTGGGATATTAAAGTTTAATATTGCTGCAGCACTAGTACCAACATTGGAAACCGATGCTGATGAACCAGCAGCAGTAGTGTTTGTTGTGCCAACCGTCACAGTTGCAGCGTCACCAGTAATTCCCTGAGGGATACTAAAGTTTAAAATTGCGTTAGTTGAGTTACCAGCGTTAGTTACTGTTGCAGCGGAACCAGCACCACCCGTTGTTACAGTTCCAACAGCAACTGTCGCCGCTGTACCAGTAGCACCAGTGGCTCCCGTGGGACCAGTAGGTCCAGTGGGTCCCGTTGCACCAGTTGGTCCAGTAGGACCAACCGTTCCAGTAGCGGCTACAGTAATAGCCTCATCAACAATAACGGTTACAGTTGTATTAGCCATAACTACCTCGTAACATCCGCAAGAACTTTAACAGTTCCCGCTAAAATAGTGGTAACAACCGCCCCATTTGCTTCCTCAAAATCCCAATAAGAAATACCAGCATCCAAGTTAGATGAATTAGCAGCACTAAGAGTACATGTAACAACACCAGCAGCGGCATTAGTTACAGCACAGTCAAAACTAACATACGCCGCAGCGTCTTTAGTTTTACGAATCTGTGCACGATAAGTACGACCCGTAATATCAACAGGTGTAGTCCCATCGTTCGTGATTGTGACCACAATCACTTCCGTGTCACCACGGACAAAACTTATATTCATTGTTGCTGGAGCAGCCATAAATAATCCTAATTCTCTATAGCGCTTTTAGTTCTCGGCGCATGTCATGTTCCGCCTTAGCGGTAGATGCAATCATAGCCTCCAACTCAGCATCGGACAACTCTGTCACAGAACCCTTATGTTCAACCTGAAGTTGCACAGGAGCCAAACGACCCGTTGCCTGAAGATACAATTTAGCAGAATTATTGTCACCGTCCAGAGCGCGAGCAAACAAATTATCCAGCAACTGCTGTGTGCGTTCAGGTGACCCTTGTAGGTCCTCTATACGACGCTTCCATTCCTGTTTGAACACGGGCTTATTTTTCCACCGCCTAAGTGTAGTTTCATCCACACCAATTTCTTTGGCATAGGCGGCTTGACTGGCTGGAGCACGACCGCTTGCGGGTGTGCACAACCAGTTTAGAAACTGTTCTTGTCGGGTGTCTAATATTTCTGCCATCTACTATTGTCCTTGCTGTTCCCTGAAGGGATGTACTTGTATTGTACTTGTATAGGGAACAGGGAACTTATAGTATGGGGGGGATTATAGGGGGGGTAAGGATTAGTGTGCCTTGGAACCTTGGTGACAAGGCAACTAGTAGATAAGATAAGATAGAACCATCACCGTTGGTGATGGTTGATATAGATAAGATACTATTACAGCATGGACAGTATGGTTGAAACA